CGCTACAATCGACCGCACTCTCCTAAACCTCAATCATTTCGGTGGCTTGCGACTGCGGCGCTGCCTCGCGTCGCAAACGTGGTTGACGCGGCGCTCGTGACATGTTTTAACGCTCTGCTCGTGACATCTCGCCCGCTACGTTGACGCTACGTGACGGCACGCTGCGGGGGGAGTGCGGAGAGTGCTTCGGATATTCTTTGGCACGCGGCGTCCCGCGCGAACGCCACAAGCGACGCCCCCCTTTCGAACGCCGCCGCAACGATGAGGAGGGTCCCACGCACAAAAATTTTCCGCGCTCAGATAAACGACCCGACTGCGTTGAGACTGCAGCGTACCTGGTGCTGCTTCGTATATTATTCTGTACGAATATCGTACCTTGCGTTTCGCCCACCCCCGCCCCTAAAAAATTTTCCAGAAATTCTAAGACGCCCCACCCAAAAAATAATTCTTGTCAAACGCTTGTCGAGGCAGATATTATGTCGAGGTCGATTTGCTCTCCGAAAGCGCTTCGACGCATAAGCAGGTAGTGGCGGAAATTGCCTAACCTCAACCCCCTCGCTGCCTGCTTCATTATGTCGTCCGCTCAGAGGTTTTTTAAAGGGTATGCGAGTCCCCTGTCATTTTTCCTCTGAGGCGGGACGGCGCCATCTTTGTCCGGTATTGCACAGATCATTATTAACTATATCCGAGTGTGAATATGAACGTCGCCGTGCCGGGCACCATTTCGCACTTGATCTCATGTGTCCCTACGATATATACTCAAAGTATGAACAGTCTAAACAAGCGACATAGATTATTTGTGGAGGCCTATGCTGGCGACGTCCTTGAGGCGATGAAGATTGCAGGCTGGTCCGGGCATGAAGAACACCTGACCCGCAAAGGGAACGAGCTATTGCGCCAGCCACTTATCCTCGACGCCATCAAGCATCGAACTAAGTACGTGGCGAAAACAAAGAAGGCCATCGCGTCTAAGGAAGATCGCCAGGAGTGGTGGTCTAAGCTTATGTTCAATAAAGATCCCAACGCCTCAAAGGGCGGCTTTGATAAGCACGGCAATCCACTGCCAGAGGACTACGTGCCGGAGGTCCCCATGTCGGCGCGTCTGAAGGCGTCAGAGCTATTGGGTAAATCAGAAGGGGACTTCGTGGACCGTATTGATATTGACGCTAATGTGAGCCTTACAGAGATTGTCATGCAGTCTTACAAGAAAGACGAGGAAGACGATATGAGCCTGGAGGAGATCGAGGCGGAGTATTACCGCGTGCGAGATGACAACGAAGGGGGCGAGGAGAGTGAGGACGAGAGTCTTCCGGACGAGCTCCCTGAGATTGAGTACCACGAGGAAGACGATACACCAGATTATAGTTTTATCTAGGGAGAGGATAATGGAGAAGGAATTTGTAGTTGTCGTCTACGACAGAAAGAGCGGCGAGAAGATTAAGGACATTGGCCCTCACAGCGAGGAGTCCACCCTATACGCCTTGAACAGCGAGGTGAGCGAGAGCATCCACACCTTCGATGTGATTGAGGTGATCGACGTGACGAGAGACTTTGTGAACTCGGCAGGGCACTGGTACTACTCCCCACAGGAGAGTTAGATGGCCAACGTCCAACGCTATCTTAATAAAGGGGCGGACCTCCAGCCCCACCACGTAATGAAGCTGTGGCGAAACCGACCTAAGATATTTGTCGAGGACGTCTTTGATCTCAAATACGACTTGTGGCAAGAGGACTATGTCGAGCGCTACATGAACCACTCCAGGGTGGCGGCGGTCGCGTCTAAGGGCCCGGGCAAAACTTTCACGCTGGCGACGATAGGCTGGCATTTCTTTATCACGCGAGACCTACCTAAGATGGCCGCTCTGTCCATTACCAAGGATCACCTTAAGGCGAACCTATGGGCGGAGCTTAGAAAGCTTAGAGCGCAATCTGAGCTCGTTAAGAGAACGGTCCAGGACGGCGAGACCAGACTGACCCGGATAGGGCATGAAGGCTATTCATTCATAGATGCGAGATCCTTTCCTAAGTCGGCGGACGAGAACACCCAGGCATCGTCGCTCGCAGGACTCCACTCAGACAACGTCGCTTTCCTAATTGACGAGGCCGGCATGATACCCGACGCCGTTATCAATACGGCGGACGCGGCACTCTCCACGGGTAATGAGGGCGACAAGTGCGCAAAGCTTCTCGTGACTGCCAACCCGGAGCAGCCCAAGGGCGTTATATACCGCGCCTACATGGGGCACTCTAAGCAAGACTGGTCGATCCTCACCATATCCGGAGATCCAGAAGACCCTCGCAGGGCGCCTCGTGTCGATAAGACGTGGGCGCAGGAAATGATAGATCAGTATGGGCGGGACGATCCGTTTGTTATGATTAACGTCTTGGGGCAATATCCTCGCGTGGGCGTGGACACCTTACTCTCCGACGTGGAGGTGAGGGAAGCTCAGATGCGCGACGTGAGTGAAGCGGACATAAAGAACTCACAGATGAGGCTAGGAATTGATGTGGCCCGTGGTGGCGTCGATAGGTCTTGCTTCGCTTTGAGAAAAGGTCTTAAGGCGTATATGCCGGAGACAGTAGGTTCGGATATTACAGGTCCGGGACTTGCGGGCATCGCGACTAAGATGCAAGTGGACAAACGAGTGGAGCGGATCTTCGTGGACAACACTGGCGGCTTTGGCTCCTCAGTGGTGGACTGCCTGGATCAGCACCCGCATATTGATACGACTCCCGTACATTATTCTAGCCGCGCGCAGGACTCAAGATACTACAATAAACGAACTGAAATGTGGATGAGACTGCGCGACTGGGTCCGTAAGGGCGGCTGCTTGCCTAAAGATCCAGGACTGGCTGAAGAGCTGTCGGCGGTCAGGTTTACTTCTCATGGCGGGGTTATCCGTTTAGAGGAAAAAGCTAAAGTCAAGACAAGACTCGGCAGATCTCCCGACAAAGCGGACGCACTCGCACAGACCTTCGCCGACGTGGAGCAGCCATCTTTCTTCGCAGAGTATGGGGTCGATAGTGTCCATCCTTCCGAAATGACAGACGAAGAGTATATGCGTTCCTATTCAGGCATAGGCGGGTCTGGACACGTCAGCGACGAGTCTCAGCTTGACCAGCACAGGTATATGCGTAATAATCATAGGGCATAGGAGTTTTTATGGCCACCGACCAATATGGATATGTTGACAAACAAGACGCTGCAATCACAGGCGCCGCTACGGGTGCGGCTGCAGGCATGGCCGCGGGTCCATACGGCGCTCTAGCGGGCGGCATCATTGGATTCGGTATGGGCATTTTCAATGCTGATAGCCAGAACGACTCCTTGAGAAAGGCCCGACGCGAGAGACGCAGAAAGATAGGGCAGTCCATGGAGCGTCAGTCAAAGGCGCGCGAGCAAGCAGCGTCCATATCAGCTCCTTCCAGGGACACCAGAAGAGAATCATCAGAAGACAATGCGGCGGACCTATCACCGTCTAAGAGTATGAATGATTTCAACCAAGGCACCATTGGCAGCAACATGAGCAACAACGATCAAAACGCTCCCTCATCAGCAGGGACTTTCTAAGGATTTTATATGGCCAAGAAGAAACAGAGAAAAAAGAAAATTAGAGTGGCTTCAAGTTCGGCGATTAGCGATAGAGCTAAGAATGCTATGTCCGGAAAGTCCGCTCCTAACGAGGTCACAAGCCCGGTCATCATGGATGATCCAGGTAGATCGCCTCAAGGTCTAAACACAGGCGCCATAGGTGAGTTTGTCGCCAGCGCCAACACCGCCAGCATGGGCGGAACGATAAGCGCCAAGGAAGCGGCGGGCTCGGTCTCAAGCGCTAATAACGCTAGTGGCTCGATATCAAGCGCTAATAAAGCTAGTGGCTCGATCAAAGGCGCTCGCAAGGTGAACATTGGCGGGACTAAGAGAGATCCCGCCATGGACGAGGGCGGATCTCAAAGACAAAGAGGGCCGCAGGCCAGCCCAGGACAGGTTACGCCATTCTTCGAAGGCGCTAACGCATACGATCCTGAGATCGGGTACTTTAAAGTACAGCCGGGCATGTCGCCTGAGCAAACACTGGAGCTACTTAGGTCTGAAAGAAGCGGACGATCCAGAACTATAAGAGGCAGATAATATGCTTAACTACATGACCAAGGCGCAGATAGACGCTATACGAATGACCATGCGACAGGAGATGCAGCAGCACCTCCCCGTATGGGAACTAGCAGCGAAGTATATGGCGCCGAGGCGTGTGAAGACTGACGGT